AAGAGCTATTACATCGGAGAAGCATTTGACCCGGCGGGAATGGTGGTAACTGCCACCTTTGCGGATGACACCACCGAAAATGTGACGGACGATTGCACATTCTCCCCTGCCACCATCTCCAAGGACACCACGGCCATCACGGTGAGCTATCAGCGGGGCGGGATCAAAAAGACCGCCAGCGTGGCGGTGACGGTGCGGGTGCTGGCCAGCATTGAGATCTCCAACCCGCCCACAAAAACCGCCTACAAGTACGGGGAAGTGTTCAGCCCGGCGGGTATGGCCGTCACGGCCCGCTATACGGACGGCCAGAGCCGTGCGGCGACTGGGTACACCTATTCCCCCACTGGCGCCCTGAAATTGAGTGATACCACCATCACCGTTTCTTACACGGAGGGGGATGTGACCAAGACCACCACCCAGGCCATCACGGTGGCCAAGGTGCTGGACCGGATCGCAGTCACCACGCCTCCCAACCGCACCAGCTATTTTTCCGGTGAGCAGTTCAGCACCGCCGGCATGGTGGTGACCGCCTACTACACCGACGGGAGCAGCGGCGCGGTGACCGGGTACACCTATTCCCCCACCGGCGCCCTGGCCGCGGGAAATACCACCATCACGGTTTCCTACACGGAGGGGGATGTGACCAAGACCACCACCCAGGCCATCAAGGTGACCACCGTCAACACCACGCTGGACTCCAACAGCTGGGCCACAATCAAGGCGGTTTCGGACGCTGGGAAGGGAGATAATTACTGGGATGTGGGCGATACAAGGAATATTGTTATCAACGGGAACGTGGGGGAATCCGTTTATAAGAACATAACCATTGCAGCCTTTATCATTGGATTCAACCACAACAGCATTATTGAAGGAAACAATAAAATTCATTTCCAGATTGGAAAGATCTCGAACAAACTGATTGGACTGTGTGACGGACGTTACGGGAGCAGCGTGAGCGGATCCGGGTATTTCTCCATGAACACATATCGCACAAATGCCGGCGGATGGAATGACAGCTACATGCGGAAAACTCTGCTGGGCAACAGCGGCACGCCGTCCAGCCCGCCGTCCAACTCCCTGCTGGCGGCCATCTCAGCCGACCTGCGGGCGGTGATGAAGGAT